GAATGCATCATAAAATTTGACGGAAACTCTCCAGCTGAGTCCGACTCTAACGTTGTTCAAAACTTTCGTGCACAGGATATTTATGCCACAGCAAATACAAAAGCAACTATTTACTTTTCGGGTTCGTATTGTGCAGGCAACTGGGTTGAGGGATTAATACCGACCATGTCGGTGGGCAACACCTTAAATTTTGATGCGGGAGCAAGCAGAAACTACGTGAAAATGAGCGCTTTTGGAAGAAATCCAAAAATTGACGCTACTGGAGCAGGAGAAAATAATATGGTTGAATTTATACCGCCAGATAGGACGGCACCCGCGACGTTCACACTCACCCATAGTGGTGCTTCAGTAATTTACAAGGGTTATGGTATGGCAAATAGTGGAACCGTTGTTGGAACAGGTGCACAGCAGTCAATAGCCCACGGTTGCGCTTTCACTCCAACCAAGGCACAAGTGATAGTCAGCAATATTGATGATGGAGCAAACCCCTATTTATCAGCTAACCCTGACGCTACAAACATTTATGTAACTGCTGTAAACGGTAAAACCTTCCGATGGGAAGTCAAATATAACCCGTAACACTCGTTTTTTCAATTTTAAAATTTATGAGGAGGTGAAAAAAGGAAATGTCATACAGCAAACCGATAACCGGAGCAATCGCAAAAGCATACTACGTTGAAGAAGCAACCTACGGCACAACACCAGCAAACCCAGCGTTCCAATGGATTGGCATAGTCCAAAACGTGGAGCCAAACTACGACCGCAGCCTAATAAAACTACGCGGCATCGGCAGCAGAGACTTAGCCTACATAATCAAAGGCTTAATGAAAGCGGAAATAAGCTTCGAATATGCCTTCCAAAACAACACTTTCTTAGCTTTCGCAAACACACTTAACGATTTCAGCCTTGAAGTTTTCACTGACGACGGCACAACAATACACAGCTACCTGCACACTGGCGGAATGATAAACAGCGTGGAAGTGAGCGCAAGCGTAAACAATTTAGTAACCGTCAAGCCAAGCATAATAGCTAAAAACGTTTCAATAGGCACAAGCCACCCGACTGGAGCCAGCTACGCAAGCGACCCTGGCACGGTGCCTAAAACATGGTATGACACCAAAGTTGAAATCCCAAGCGGCACAGAAATCGACGGCGTAACAGACTGGAGCTTCCGCATAAACAACAATCTAGAACGCTATCCAGTCATAACAACTACAAGCGGTGATTTGCTGAAGTATCTTGTGGAAAGGCAAAGAGAATACAGTGGCGAGTTAACAGTTGCCTACATGAGTAGCACGTTGATGTCAGCCCTAACAAGCGCGACAGAACAAGCAACATTAAAAATAACCATAGGCACAAACACTTACACTTTCAACAATGTGAAGTTTGACACGGGACGCTTAACCATACGCCCAACCGACATAGTTCCGCAAAAACTTAGTTGGACAGCTAAAACGTTAACCATCGCATAAAGGTGAAAACTGCATGGAAGAAATCGTTTTGGAAGTTGACGACAGTTTCGGCAAGGAATACATGGGCAAATATGTTTTTAAACCGTTAACATGGGGCAAATACGCGAAAATCATGCAGAAACACACGGTTGCAAATCAAGGCGTAGTTTACACGGATGACATAAAAATAAACGCTGAATTAATCTTGGCAACACTTGCAAGCCAGCCAGAAACAAAACCAGTCACATTTGAAAGCCTAACAAGCGAGGATCCAGACAAAGGTGTGCCTCCAATGCTTGGTGCAAAACTGCTGGAATGTGCTTGTAAAGTTGCCGGTTTAAACCGGACAGAGTTTTTTCGCGTCGGTGGCAAGCTGGCTTCGCAACAGCCCTAACCCTGAAAGCCTCGAAGCCTACTTGTGCCTTCAGCTGGGTTGTTTGCCAAGTCAGTTAGCCCTTGAAGACTGCCGAAAAATACAGAATATTCTCGCTGTTTTATACGCAGAAAATTTACGTTCAGAGGAGACTCTCAAACGGATGCGGGTGGAAAAATGAGTGTAGAAATAAGTGTGCAGGGCGCGGATGAGTTGGAAAGTTGGCTTGAAACTCTTCCAGACAATTTAGAAGAGAAAGTAAGGGATAAAATGCAGGAAATAGTTGAAGACGCAACGGAACAAGCGCGCAGCGAGGCTCCAGTCCGGACTGGAAGGCTTAGGTCCAGCATCGGCTGGATGTGGCGGTTGGAAGAGGGCTTCACGATTTTTGCTGAGGCTCCCTATGCTGTTTATCAAGAGTTTGGAACGCGGTATATTCAGGCTAAGTTGTTTATGACGAGGGCTTGGCAGGTTATTATGGAAAGATGGGAAGAACTTATGGAAAAAGTTAGTGAAGCGTTGAGGGAGTAAAATTGGCTGAAGAAGAAAAACGTGTAGTTATAACTTTTTCCGCGAAAAACTTGGTGAAAGAAACAGCGGATGAAATTCAAATTAACCTGCGTGGTATAGCTTGGCAAGTTCAAACAGCAGCCTACAGCATCGGCGAACTAAATAAACTTCTGTTCAATAATAGTGTTGTAGGAAAAGAGGTTGCTGCAACCCTTCACGGTATAGGTGCAGCCCTCCGTATAGTGACTCTTATTGAAAATATGGCTAAAGTTGTCGGTGTTTTAACTGGAGCCCTGCAAGCACAAGAAGTTGCGGAGATGGGAGTTACAAGCGCCATAGCCGCAAAAACTATGATGTTGATGAGAAGCATCGGAGTTCTCGCGTTACATGCTGCACAAACAATCTATACAACGTTTGTGGAATGGGCTCATGTGGCTGCTTTAAAAGCTAAAGCGACAGCCCTCGCAATTGTTAATGCACTTTCTGGACCTTGGGGCTGGGCTATACTGGCAGGAGCCACAGCCGCAGCAGCAATAGGAATAGCCCTAGCCACGCGAATCCCTTCAAAACAGTTTGGCGGTCCAATACGAGAAGAAGGCGTTTATTACCTTCACGCTGGAGAGTATGTTTTGCCTAGAACTGGGGGGGCTGCGGCTGGCGGGTTAATTTTGAATGTTGACGCTCGCGGGAGCACATTCGCAAGCGATTATGACGTTGACAAAATGATGAACCGCGTCATTTATAGACTCAAGAGGGCTGGTGTAGTTGAGCGCTAACTTGCCAAAGCCTAAAATCCGCATAGAAATATACCATGGCGCCAGCACGATTGTTCCAGTCGACGAAAACCTAACCAAACAAGACGTGCTTGAACTTGAAATTACGCTTCCCATTTTAAGCCGTGGAATAGGTGGGGCAACGTTTAAACTTCAAAACTTTAACGGTGCCTACACAAACAGTATAAGTGTAAACGATAGGGTTGCAATATGGCTTTATCGAGAAGGAGAAACTGCCACCAAAGTTTTCGGAGGACGTATAAGCAAATTAACTTATGAAGGGCTTCCAGGCGCACCAGAATATTACATGCATGTAGAATGTATGGATTATGGCGCGCAACTGCAGGCTCCACCCAGCCTTTTAACGAAAACTTACGTCAACACAAACGGAAAAACAATTTTGATAGACGCAATAAGCCTTTGCCCCGACCTCAGCACAACAAGCGTTGACCCATCCAACGCAATCGCTTCAACACACACAATCGGATACGATGAAGCTTTACCATGGGATGTTGTCCGCGAAATTTTAGATGCTGCCAAAAAAGCGGATGGAACAACCGGTTTCGACGGTTACATAGACCCTACCGGAGACGTTCACGTTTTCCCGTGGGGCAGTAACACAAGTAGCGTTGACTTAACCGACAAAATAATAAAATACCAAAGGGAAGTCGACAGTTACCGTATTAAAAACAAAATAAAAGTTTACGGAGACAAAGGTGGAAGCTATCCGACAGACCAAGACACATGGACCCTAGACAACGCGGCAAACTGGACCGCGGAAGTTGGAACAATAAGCGCGTCAACAGATTATAAAGTTGGAACAAACGCTTTACAATGCAGTTCTGGCCTTTCAGGCGGCGACCAAATTTGCAGTTTTAAACGCACTTTCAACCCGATTTTAGGCATTGGACCAAGCGGCTACGATTATGTGGCGTTCTGGATAAAATACACCATGGCTCCAAGCCAAGGAGAAATAATTAGGCTGCTGGCTCCAGACGACAGCAACTATTTCTATGTGGCTATGCCCGTAACTCCCCCGACAACCTACACATACCTGGTTTATTATTTAGGTCCAGACCAGGAATATAGCGCGGAGCACACTGACAAGCCTTGGCGGAAGGTTGGTTCTCCGGACTGGCGTAACATTCAAGGAGTCAAATTTTATGCTAGGCGAACCCAAGAGTTTGCTGTCCTCGTTGACGGCTTACATTTTGGAATGGGCAGATACCGTTACACAAGCGAGGTTTCGTCAAGCCAAACCCTTTATGGCGTGCGCATGTGCCTTCCAGTGTTTAATAATGAATTGAAAAGCGACGGTGAATGTCAAAAGGCGGGGGATGGTTTAATTCGGCTTTACAAAGACCCGGTTACAACTTGGCAGGTGCGGACTTTCGGCAATAACGGTTTTAAACCGGGCGATATGCAGCCCATAGTTATTGCAAATGATAATGTTAACACTACTTTCCGCATCACGGAGATTCGGCATATTGTTAGAGATGTTTGGTGGGAGACGGTTTTAATATGAGCACGGAACCAACAAACCTAGATTATATATTGCGTAAGATGCATGAACAAATAAAGTTGACAAGTAGAAATTTAGCGTCAACCAGCATTTACGGCTCCTACGGCATAATAGTTTTGTCAAACATTCCCGACGGCTTATTCGCTGGAGACGCTGGAAGAGCAAAATTTGAAGATGGATTTGTAACGGAAACTAAAATCGCGGATAACGGAGTGACGGAACCGAAGATTGCGCCAAATGCAGTGTCAACGGCTAAGATAAAGGATGCTGCTATAACCACAGCGAAGATTGGAGATTTACAAGTTACTGGAGCGAAGATTGCTGATGCAACAATTGGAAATGCGAAAATAACAGATTTGGATGCTGGCAAAATTACATCCGGTTATCTATCAGTCGACAGGATACAAGCGGGCAGCATAGTTTCAAGCAAACTCTATTCCGGAAGCATTATGGCGAACAGGATAAGCGCGGAGCATTTAAGGACGGACATTGCCTTGATAACGCAGCAGGCTCAGTTAGCCGATTTAGTGGTTACAACAACGAAGTTGGCTGAAACTTTAGGGATAAAAAGTGCGGAAATACCTGTTTTAGACCCAGACGAATACTATTTAGGTTGCACAGCCATAAAAGGACAAGGAACAAAATGGTGCCCAACCTCGGGATACAGTGTCGTCGGAAAAACCTTCCAATTTAACGCTTACAGCTACATCAAGCATGAACTGAAAAAAGTAGCTGTTAAAGTTGAAAACTTATGGAACGACTATGTAGTAAGTGGAACAACATATCTCAGATGTATGTATTCAACGGATGGCTCAAACTGGAACCAGTTTGGCAGCGAGCTTTCATGGACAAGCCCAGTTTCAAACTACACTGAATACACTTTCACGGGCAACGTGTTAACAGACTTAAACGCCCCTTTCTATGTTAGGTTGGAAGCTAAAATATACAATGCTGGAAGCGTTGACGGCAACGCTGTAATAACTCTCTACGTCAAAGATTTTGAGCTACGTGAAAGAGCATTCCGTTCTCAGAGAAGTGATATTTAATGAAGAAAGTAAAAGTTTATGAGTATGAGTTTGGAATTGAACTTGCCGACTTGCTAGAAGGTATTTTCGAGAAGACGGGGTTTACTCCGGTTTCAGCCGAAAAACACGGAGACACAGTTAAAATCCGTTTTGAAGAAGAGCTTCCACAATCATCACTTACGGCTCTGGAAGAACATATAAAGCTTAAAATACCACACATCAAACTCAAAAACCAACAGATAAAAACAATAGAAATAAACGAAAAGATTTAACCCTAATAATCTTCTCCAGTAAAGAAAGAAACAAGAA